AGCGTTCGATTGAATCTTGTTCTGAAGATCGTACTGACGTTGCTGCATGACCTGCTGGGCAGTCTGCATCTGCAACTGCTCCATCATCCGCTTCTGCGTCTGTGCGCGGTCGAACAGGTTTGCACCTAACTGAAATGCTTGAAGAGATTGGTCGGCCATAGAATGATCTTTTTAAGGTCCGAATCTGACACTAGGAGCGGACATTGAAGGCGGCGGAGCCATCAGATTCGGAACATCGATTTGAGGCGTTTGGCGCATCATGTTGGAGTAATCAGACATCAATGCGCTGGAAAGGCCATACTGCGACAATGCGCCACCAACAGTTCCGCCAAAGTTGGTGAACGCAGTCTGCGCCGCCTGCTGCATCGGCGACGGAGCAGCAGCCACTTGAGCAGCAGTCAAATCGCGTCCGTACATTCTGGACTGTTGCTCTTGTAACGCCCCAATCCGTTGAGACGGCGTGATGAACATGCTGCTCACGGAGAACGGTTGCGCCATGCCAAACGTGCGCTGCTGCTGGATGAAGTTCTGAGCTTGAGCAAGACCCTGATTTTGGATCTGCATTGATGTCAGACCCAAATCGCGAGCGGTAAGCGAACGACCGAATCCAGAACCAGCTCCAAATCCACCAGACAAAGCGCGTCCAGCAGTCGAGCGTTGAACCTGAGCGGAAACCTCGGGTGAAAGCTCACCGCGCAAGGCTGCGCCGATATTCTGCCCAGCCTGCTGAACGATCTGGTCATAGCCAGGAATCGCACGGCGAAGCTGAGTTTCAAGCAATGACTGTTCTGCGGATGTAGTCTTCTCGGCCAACTTGGTGGCAGGCTCAAGCGCGGCAATGTTTTGCCGGATAGCGTTGGTCTGCTCCTGCTCGAAGTTAATTGGCTTCAGCTCAGGAACCTTCGGCTTCTTGCCACCAAAAAGCCCGCCAAGCAAACTGCCGACAGCGGAGATTCCCGCTCCACCAAGAATTGCTGCACCTATTGCCATAAATTATCCTTTTGGTTCAGAACCATTGAGAAAACCCTCCGCCGTTCAATCCGACGCCTACCATGCGTATCGTCGCGACTGCGTCACCCAGATACTGCATCGTTTGCTCCTGCACAGCTTGAACAGCTTTGGCTTCGTAGGCCACTGCTTCCTGAATCAAATCGTTCTCCTCCTTGCGAATGGCCATAACCATCAGCTTGATGGCATCGGGACACGGGGGGATGAGGTAGTCATTCACGCTCGTCGCGTTGATATGACGCATCTTGCCGATGACCGTGACAGTCTGAGTGCAGCAATCGCTGTTTCGACCAGTCCAGAGGCTACGGCGATATTGCGGCAACGTCTCGTCCGGGTCATACACGGCAAGATCTACCTCGGCAAAAATTGTCTGGTTGTACTCGTAGAGCCGCGATGCGGTATTTGTTGCCTCCCTAATGACGCCGGTCAGTGCGGTAAATTTCTTGGAAGACTGAACATACGGCAACGCGAGCGTCAGCTTTTCGCCGTCAATCCACACGCCACCGGATTGGGTGCGAATCCATTGCCCGTTCGCGTCGTAGCCTTGGAGCGTTATCGTTTTCCCATTGTCTGAAGCATCGCCAGGATAAACTCGAATGTAGCTATTGATGCCCCCAGACATATCGCGGTATGAAACGACAGTACCACGATCAACAAGCTGTTTTCCCGCGCACGGGTTGCAGCTTCCGAGCAGGCCGAATCCGGTTTCTTGGAACTCATACCATTGATTCCTTACAGACCCTGTGCCGCAGCAATCCGCCACCGCCTCGATGGTTTCAATCGCTCGCGGCCAAGTGATGCATCCGTCAACAGTCGTAACCGTGAAGCGTCCGTAAGATCCAGCCCAAAGACCTTTGTGCAGAAGCCTTCGACACGCCTGATTGATGTACTCGTAAACGCGAGCGTCATCGACGCAGACGCCGATAGCCCGAGCAATCGTGGACCTAATATCTTGGACGATCAGCTTCATTTGGTGTAGTAGACTCGGCTGGTTCGCTTGATAAAGTAAACACCGTAAAACGGCGGAAGATTGTTGTGGCCAACAGTAGCTTGACCGTCGTTTCCAGTCTTCTCTGCGTTGGTGGTTGAGATTTCTCCGGTTGTAATTGAAGGGCCAGGACCGCCGCCGCCCGTTCCAGAAGCCCCTTGAAGAGTTAGAGTCGAATATGTTCCAACTCCGCTCCACGACTTGTTGACGAGATAGTAATCGTCATTGTTGGGTGCAATCCTTTGAGCAACGCCATGTGTATGGTCGTTGAACGGGGTTTCTGGAACTGTGAGCGTGTGCTTGTCCTCACCGGCAACGAGCGTTGAACTTGTCTTGCCCTGAACAGCAACCGATCCGCTTGCAGCAAAAGATCCAACGCCAACCGGGAATCGCGCCTCAAACTCGGTGTCAACCTCCCACATCGGTCCAGACCAAAGACTCGGTGTGTTGGTGTTTCCACCATCATACGTCTGAAGATCGACAGTTGTTCCAACGTAGATGCGTCGCTCAGCAGATCCGGCGGCAATCGGATGCTGCCTCAGCCAGTAGCCACTTTGGAAAACCCACCAATTTCCGTTCTCATCCAACCACGGGTAAACCTGATTGTTCAGCGTTGGAACAGAAGCACCGAAGTTGAAGAACGAGTTTCCAATCGTGCTGTTGAACGTCGCCTGTGTGCCACTAATGACATCGTTGGCCAACTGTTGGTAGTTGGTCGGACAATACCCGATTGGCAAACTCGGGGGCGTCAGCGTGATGAGCGTAAGGTTTGGCATTCTGTTTCTATGGGTTGACGGATTCCGAGGTGTAAATCAGCGGGTTGATGTCACAGACATCGAGTGGGGTGCATGCAGGGAATACCGTGCGGCAATCGCCCACACTCGGCTCCTGAACATCGTAAGCATGAACTCGCAAGCTCTTGATCCGGCAATACCCGATGATGCCAAGCATCACTTGAACCTCGTAAAGATTGCGAGCCGGGGTGCTGATCGTTTCATTGCACGGCAGATCCGAAGGCGTCGGGAAACGCATCTTCGGGCGATACTGCGGCTTGAAGTTCGTAATCGGGCAAAGATCAAGGCACTGAGTTGTCGTCGCGCACTCAGCAAAGTCGGTCCACTCAATCCATCCAGGATACTGGTCAGGTCGATAGGTGACATTGAAGGAGACATCACCCTCAAGCGAATCGACAAACAAGTCGCCAGAATCAAGGCGCTTCAATCCAAACGGAACATCGAAGTTGTAGGCGCGAGTCTGAACCATCCACTCGATTTCTTTCTTACCATCGGGAATGTTGTTGTCGAATTTGTCACCCTTCGTGACTTCCCAGAATTGAATCGAGTCATCCGATCCGCGAGCGATGCAGAAGCACTGATCGCCGTAGGCGTTCTCAGTCTTGACGATCTGAAGCAAATTGAGTCCGGTCCAGATTCCTGACCACGCAGGCGGAAACTTTTTCCGCATCGACGTAATCAGGTCGAAGTCCAAGACCGCCAACGCCTTGTGAATGACACCCTCGGCATTGTACCGAGGCTGGCAGGTCATCAGGAGGCGATTGTCGAACACAACCGCAGAACTGGCCCACAGTAGGTTCGTCTGATCGTTCTCAATGACATTCAGCATCTCGCTGCTGATCGGGGTGTTACCCCAGTCGGTGAACGAGCGTCGAGCGATGATGAACGAGCGGACGCCATCGACAGCGCGGTAGAAGACATCGCCATTGATGGTAATGGCCGACCTAGACCCAAGTGCGCCACTTGTAAGCAAGCTGATAGCTTGAATCGGGTAGCTCAGGTTCTTCCATGTATCACGATCAACAGGAGCTTGAACCGAGAAGACGTATCGAGGCGTGAAGACTAGAAGCGGACCTTGACCGAGCGAGGTGTCTGGATCGCCTGGGACAGCCATCGCTGTGATGCCACCTGAATCCGACGGAACCGCAAAGTCTCCGCCCTCATTAAGGAAGGTGTTCTCGGTTTCTTTGAGTACGCTCGCTCGCGTTCCATCCCCATAAACAATGTCGGTAGCGCGAAAAGAGAATCCATCTGGAAGTGCGTACCAGATGCGGCCATTGACGTAGGCCATAACCTTGCCGGTCTTGATTTCGTCATCGCTTGAACGGCGCAGATTCGTGCCGTTGAAGATCAGTGGCCTGCTGAATCCATCCTGAATGACAACAAAATTCTCAGCCTGAACCATCCAGCCATCGAGCAGGTTGGAGGGATTCTCAAGACTTGGAGAAACCGACAGATTCTGA